ATGAAAGAAAAAGATTTAATCCGTTTTATGGATCGCATGATTGAAGAGCGAAAAGCGGAATATGCATTAGGTACGGCTCACATTTATCAAGCGAGCAGAAATGCTCTTTCTGCTTTTCTGAAAGCACACGACATTCCGTTCAAAAGAGTAAGGCCTGAGTTATTGAAGCAGTTCGAACGGTTTCTCAGACGGCGGGGAAACAGCTGGAACACGGTGTCTACTTATATGCGGGTACTCAGGGCTGTCTATAACCGGGCGGTCGACCGGCGTCTGGCACCTCACGTGCCACATCTGTTCAAAGCTGTATATACCGGTACTCAGGCCGATATCAAACGAGCTTTGAAAGCCGAAGAAATGGGGCAGTTGCTCGACACGAAGTGCACCCGGAAGCAATCGGAACTATTGCAGAAAACTCATCACCTGTTCGTGCTGATGTTTCTTTTAAGGGGGCTTCCTTTTGTCGACTTGGCTTATATACAAAAGAAGGACCTGAATGGGAATATCCTGACCTATCATCGCAGGAAAACCGGACGTCAGATCACCATTACAGTTACTAAAGATGCCATGAATATCATTCGGGAATATATGGATACTACTACAGAGTCTCCCTATTTATTCCCTATTCTGAGTGCAGAGGGAGGAGAGGATACCATCTATCGGGAGTATCAGCAGGCATTGCGCATCTTCAATTATCAACTGACAAAATTGGGAGAACTGTTGGGACTGACTACCGAATTGACTTCATATACAGCCCGCCATACCTGGGCCACTTTAGCCTATTATTTGGAAGTGCACCCGGGTATTATCCGGGAGGCGATGGGGCACTCGTCTATCAAAGTAACAGAGACTTATTTGAAACCATTCAATATAAAGAAACTGGATGAAACAAATTTAAGTATTATCGGTTATGCCAAACGATCTTTTGAGGGTTAAATCGCTGATTTATGTGGAGTTACTTTGTAGGTAACTTTATTGTAAGTGTCCGACAAACATAAACCATTTTTCACAAAAAAAGCAAATTAAAAAACATCTTTTTCAAAGACAGAGAGAAAATAATTCATTCATAGACAGATAATAGCTTCTACAGACTTCGGTTTGTTGGGAAGTTATCCAGAGAATTGCATACTTCTCCCTTCCTTGCTTCACACAGAAACAAAGAACTATTCTTTTTTATACCTTATTATAAATAAGGATTCCCTTTTACTGCTATTCCTTTTGGCAAAACGCCATTTGCATCCTTCAATAGTCTGTTTGGGGTTACCTACAAAGTAACTGTAGATAGAGGTATTACATAAGATAGAGGCAAGGCCGTCATCGGCAAGAGAAAACATTGATTTACTTACATAACATTTTTTTTATTAACACTTAAAAACAGAGGTATGAGAAAATGGACTTATCTCGTAGCTGCGCTCTTAGTGGGAGGAGCAACTACAACATTCACCGGATGTATCGATAACGATGAACCGGCGGGAATCGAACAACTTCGCGGAGCGAAAGCGGAATTCATTAAGGCAAAGGCTGCCTTTGAAGACGCACTGACCCAAATCCAATTAGTCAAGGTAGAAAGAGAACAAGTAGCATTGGAGGCTGACAAAGTGGCTTTGGATCTACAAAAGCTAAACTTAGAAAAAGAACAGGCTTCTACCGCTTGGTTGAAAGACTCTCTTCAGGCACGTCAGGACACCTTGGCTGCTTCACTAAAAGAACAACTGCTAGCTATCCAGAAGAAAGAAGCTGATACTAACGCAGATCTTCAAGCGTCATTGGCTGCATTAGAAGTGGCAATGGTTACTGCAAAAGACGAAGCGTTCGGTGAAGCTATCAAGGACGTAAAAGAAGCTTTAGCAGGTATTACAGAAGGAGAATCGCACACTTATGGAGCATTAGATTACCTCAAAAATTCTAATGCCCGCTTGCTAAAAGCCAAAAGTGATTTGTTGGACTTCCTTTCAGATAACAAATACCTGGAAGACAAACTGAATGCAGGTATTGACGAAGCCAAAGCAGCCCTTGCTACTCAAGAAAAGGTATTGGAAGATATGAAGACCTTCGCCGCTACTCCGACCTCAGAATGGAACACGAAACTGGCGGAAATCTCTAAGCAGATTGCCGCAGTCAATGCTGATGTGGTAGCGAAGAGTGAGGCTATCGCTAAGCAAACAGCGGAGATTCAGCCGGTACTTGCCGATATCGAAAGAGAGAACGCCAAGTTGGATACGAAAGATAAAAGCTTCACCATACCGGTGGTAGACGCAGCTTTGCAGAATGATCTGGCCGGATTTGTTCAAGAAAGCAACGTTTTAACATCTGATGAGTTCAACAAAGTGTTCAAACAAGATGGTGCAACGGGCGAATATACGATGATCGCTGATTTAAATCTGTCCGGATTGTCATTAAATAATTATTACGAGGCAACGAGTGTGGTAAGCTATATTCGATATACTTATTCCAGTTCCAGCAGTCAGAATGTTGGTTATATTCAATTATTTAACAATGCTTATAACTCTGTATTCAGCATATACAGAAACAACACTCAGCCTACCGATGCCGAAATAGCTAAAGCCAAAGGTGAGCTGGCCAGAATGGCTATCGATAAAGCAGACAAATATGCGATTTTCCAGAAAGACTCTACAGCATGGATGGATTCTTACCTGGCTTATATGACAGCGTTGACTAATTACAAGAACTATCAGCAGACTACTACTTGGGATGCTATTGCTGCCAAAGTGAATACATATAAAGCATTAGCCCCTGCCGAGCAAACTAAAGACAAAGCCAACGCATTGCTCGCCGACTTGAAAGCCTACGGACAGTTGAGAGACGCTGTGGACGGAGCAACGGGAAAAATATACAACGTAGATAATAAAGAAATCAGACTTTATAATGTCACAATCGTTGACGATAGCGAAACTCCGACAGGCAATCAAGTGACACTTAGTAACTTTAATTCAACTATTCAGAGTAATGCTGCTTGGATATTAGGTAGCCAGCAGTTAGCAACTTCTTTCTATAACAGTACTCTCTCAGATTTTGATGGAGCTATCCAACGTTTGATTCTTGCTTCCAATACCTTATTTGGAAAAGGTGGTCAGTTAACCGATATTATTGAACCGAAGAAAGTAGGTGACAAATACTACCTTCCGGAAGACGTAGAAGCCGGAAACCATACTTGCAGCTATTATCTATATACAACAGCTATGAAGGATGTGGCCATCTTTACCAATATCGAGAAATGGATTGCTTTAGACAACAGCCTGACAGCTGATCTGGAGAAATTCGATGATGCCAAGAAAACGATAGCAGACAATGTAGCCACACTGCAAGCCGGTATCGCCGACAAGCAAGATGCTATTTGGAAAGCTGAATTGGAACGGCAATTGCTTGATTGCAATCAGAGTCTGAGCTCTGGCAATCCTTATTCTGTCAGCAATCCTTCTGCTTGCCAAATTCAGGCATTAAACAGTTTAATGACAACAATCAAGAATGCGATCACTAATGGTGGACAGGTTACTTATGTAACTTACGATCCGGTGAATCATAAATTTGAAAGAGTCGAAGGTACTATTGAGAAATTGATTTCCGACCAGGAAAGCAAGATCGCGACAGCTAAAGATGCCGTTGCTACCGCTGAAGGAAAACTTGAAGCTTACCAGACTTTGGGTAAAGACGATAAGAGCAGATTCGAGTCTGATTTACAAGTTGCTATTACGAATGCAGAACAGGAAGTTGCTTTCATACAGGCTGAGGTTGATCGCCTGAACGCTACACTGAAGAAACTTTTGGATGCTTATGCAGCTGAATAATAAAATATGGGGGGTAAAGTGAATGGGACAGATTATTGAGTATAGAAAAAATGCTGGAAACCCTTTATAGATGGGAGATTCAGTATATATTTGGGTTTGAACTCTATCAAAACAAATGGTACAGTTTAGTGCATTAAAGGTTAATTCTACTACCATTATTTGAAGGAAAAACAGGAAAGAATGTACATTGAAGGTTAATTTTAAAATTCAGACCTTTACCTTATGTCCATTGTTTTAAAAAGCTGTAGTTAAATGCCACTGGGAACCTATTTGTGGGTATTTAAGTGGCATTTGTCATATCTATACTTCTGGTGATTATTTATATCTAAAAAGCTTTCCTTTGGCCGAAATAGTCAGTTTGCAAAGTATACCTCAGAATGCTTATTTCTGTGTAATTTATGCTAAAAATATGCTTGGAGTTACAATTGGGGTTACAATTGGGGTTACACATGTATGTTTTAAAAGTTTAATCCAAATACCTATCAGTGGTTAAAATGTAGTTAAAAGGACATGATATAAAGAATAAATCCCCCTATAATAACATTGTATATAGCAAGTATTTTTCACTTAATATATTGATAATCATTTAGTTGACTCTTTATTAAAATCTTATATCATTAGAAACGATAGCCAGAGGAATACATAGTTATAACTCCAATATCTTCCTTTTCTCTAATATGTTTAAGATTATGGGATCTAATATCTTGACTATTTATCTTTGATGGCTCGTAGTATTTGTTTCATTTGGTTCTCAAGCATGTCGTATTTATCCTCCAACTGATTAACTTTATCATAATATGTTTCGTTTAGATTTGGCATTTTGGCACTAAGAGCCCATTCTGCATGAAGTATGCAATTTATCTCTTGCTCTTCTAAATTAAAATTAGGATAATTAAGTTTATCAACATTGTCGGACATACAAACAATGAATCCGCTATTAGATAAGCGATTTTTTACTCTCTTTAAATATGCTCGCCCATCACGATCGCTAATAATATAAACATGACGATCTGGCATATGTCCCCATTCTGATCGGTCAAGCGTTCGGGCTATAATATAAGAACTATCTAAAATTGTAGGAGTCATACTTTCGCCTTTTACACGGATACAAAAATACTGACCATTGTTTTTGAGCATCGTGGAAGGCATTTTAATAACATCAATTACATCTAAATAGCTTGGATTGTCATATCCACTGCAACCGGCAGCCACTGAAATTTCAACCAAAGGGATAGAGATAAAATCTTCATTTGACAATATTGGAATAGTATCTGGAATATGAACCTGTTTGGGGCCTTCAGATATTTTGTTGTCACGGAACATAGACCCCTTACCCATTAAAATCCAATCTGAACTTATATCATACTTGAAACATAAGCATGCAATAAGATCAGTTCCAGCCTTCATTCTATTATTCAGAATTTCTGAAAGCCTTGTCGCCCCTATTCCCAAACTTTCCGCGATCTCTGCTTTATTTCGGGATATTTTATTGTTTATTAAATAGTTAACACTTTCAATAAACCGTGAATTGATAATACTTTTATCCATGTTATCTGATTTTTTATTCCAGATATTCTGAATTTAATTTTGATAATTCAGAAATTCTGTATTACTTTGCAAAGTCTTCCAATTGCAAGACGCTCCAAAGTTAGGAATAACAATTAAACAATAATATAATATGGAAGAAAAAAAAGAAGTAATTGAAATCAGTTTGGCACTTCAACGTGAAATAGCCAAAGAGTTCAAAGTATCGGAACGTTCTGTTCAATCGGCTATGCGATTTGAGACGAATAGTCCTTCTGCGCGTTTACTGCGTGCATATGCTCTGAATCATGGTGGTCAGCAATATAAAATAACTACTATCAAAGAAAGAATAGAAAATCCATATATGGAAGTCGTAACCCTTAAATGATAGAAAATATGAAAATATTTAGAAGAATACAGACCTGTGTCGCAATAATAGCACTTTGGACAGCAATGGCAATAAGCAATAGTTATGAAGCCACCGGTAAAGAAATTCTTGCCAGTGCCGTACTGGTAGTGCTGGCAGGAATGGTGGTAGTGAATGTATTGATTGAAAAAGCCAAGGAGGGAACAGAATGATATATGTAACGGGGTGGCAATTGATATTATTAATCATACTATCAATAATTGTAGGAGTGATTTTATTTGAGTTTTTAGACAAATAATATTATTTGTGAATAGTGTACTCTGATAACTTCTTCATTTTGTGTTTTTGCGAGGATCATAGATGGATTCAACCAGGACCATTCGATGGCAACAACAGGACTCGGACCATTTTTGATACCAAAACTGACTCCTGACTTAATGATACTTCGCATAAACTTGAGTTCTTTATTTTTAAACATTAATAGCCAGCGCATGAAGAATGTCAATAACAACACTCCTGCTACAGTTAGAGGGAATACATATATAGGAATATAAATTCGGCTTTCAAGAAATAAAAGAATGGGTTCCTTGAAAAAAAAGCCTAATACAGCTAAAATTGAAGATGGAATAATACCTAATAGCCATTTTTTAAACTTGAGGTCATTCATGATAGTTAGTTTTTAGAACGGCTACAAAAGTAGCAAAACTCTTTTGGTTCGTGAGAATAGAAAGGGATAAAATCTCTCAGATAATGAGAGAAATCCCGCCGGAAAGCTAATGACTTGCAACCCGGAGCGAGAACGGGGCGGGAACTAAGATAATAAAAAAATAATGTTTATGCCACACGAATGGAATAACATATGGGTAGTAACAAAGGATGAACTGGTGCCAAAATATTATACTTGGGAACAGTTGAAACTCACTATTTGGCGCTACGAAGGTAAGCCTTACGGTATCAAACGCGTTCAACGCGCCTGCAACAATCGTCCTATGTTGGTAAGTTTTGACAGCCTGCCCATAGAGATACAGAATGCTATCGGTGATCCGCGTAAGGTAGACAGCATATTGGAACGTTATTACAAGATCGATCCTGATGCGGTCACTTTTTACACAACAGTGAAAGTCGGGGTCAAAGGGACACTGGAGACGGAAAAACAGGAAGAATACATCATTAACGCCAGTGTACTCCAAGCGGCCATCAAGTTAAAGAAGGCCCGCGAACTGGAACGGGTATCCAAAGGGATAACCATACGCGGACTGATGGCTACTATCAGCAGCGATGTCAACGGTTTCAACAAGGTCCTAAGAGCCAAATACGGTATTGAACATACCCTCCAGTCAAGCGCACGGAAATTTGAAGAGACTTATAACGAGTTTGTTAAAAATGGATACGGAACGTTGCTCAGCAAAAAATACAATAACAGGAATGCCGTAAAGAATACCGATGAGATAAAAGCCCTGTTGGAAAGCATGTTTGTTTCCCAGAAACACAAACCCACCCCTACAGAAGTGTCTCGACAGTATGAGGGATTCCTGAACGGATATGTGGAAATCATAAATAACGAGACCGGTGAGGTGTACAATCCGAAGGACTTCAAGAAACTGAGCAAGCGCTGCATCACTTCGTTTCTGGCATCTTGGGGTTCCAAGGTGGTTACTTACAGCAAACGCGGAGGTGACAGACAGAAGCATCTCGAACAGTTTATTCCCTATTACGATATGAAACAACCGGAATATGCCGGCAGTATGGTTTCGGTTGATGACCGGCAGCCTCCCTTCGAATACGCCCCCAATGAAAGGGTATGGTTTTATAATGCCGTGGATTTAGGCTCTGAATGCCTGACGACATGGGTTTACGGGGTACATAAGAAAGGGGTCATGGCAGATTTTTACAGGCAGATGGTTCGAAATTATGCCGAATGGGGATTACCTCTGCCAGCTGAACTGGAGTGTGAAAGTAACCTTAACAGCGCACTCAAAGACACTTTGCTTAGAGACGGGGTTATGTTTCAACATGTCCATATTGAGGCCAATAATCCACGAGGGAAACGGTGTGAGCGCTATTGGAGGGGCTTCCGTTATGAGAAAGAGAAGAAGAAAGAGGGGTGGCAGGCACGTCCGTTTGCTAAAAGCGAACCCAATCAGGTGTCCTCCCATAAAGTGCCCCTGATTCCCTATGAAAAAATAGTGGAAGGTTGTCTGCTCGATATTCAGGAACATAATAATTCTCCCCACTCCAATACGAAGAAATACCCCGGTAAAAGCCGGTGGGAAGTGTTCCTGGAAAACCAGCACCCGTCTCTTAAGCCGATCAACTACAAGTCGTTCCTTCGCTATCTGGGATACAAGACCGAAACCAGTTGTAACGCCGGAACGATCCGTTTGCAAGCCGGTAAATACTGGCTGGGGGATGATGGTGAGATTTACACGGGTCAACGACTGATAGAGTTGTTGAAAGTGGTGGATGGCAAGGAGCTGGATGTTTACTGGATAGATGGCAATGACGGACAAGTGCTTAAAGCTCTGGTATATCTGAGAGGCAGCGATCGATGTGTCTGCGAAGCGATAGTAAAGCCGGTATGCGTGCGCGCCACCATCGAAAAAACGGCAGACGGTAAGTCAGCCGAGGAGATAACGGCACGTTATATCGCCACGGTGAACGGATATGTGTCCGGCCGCAAAAAAGCGATTGACAAGGTTACGGTTATAGACAACCGTACGGCAGTGATAAACAATAAGTTTAAGATCAGGGGACTGAACTCTCTTGAAATCAAAGAAAGTAGCGAGGTTGAAATACTTGACCAGGAACAGAGTGAGGGAAGAGAATTTGAATACGATCCGAACGCCGTTCAACCCTCGTTTAAAAAAGAACTGGTAGAAATATTTTAAAAATACATATCATGATTGAGATAACAGAAAATTTCAAAGCCAATGTACTCAGTGCTCTGAATGTGGCACGTGAGAACTATAGCGGAAGCAATGCCGCTTTCGCAAAAAAATACGGTATCAACGAGAGTGTGTATTGCGAACTTAAAAAGGGAAACATCACAAAGAAAATGTCGGCTGCCCGATGGCTGAACGTGGGCCGCATGCTCGATGTCTCTCCCGATGAACGGCGTTGGAACATGGCGCGTACCGATGTCTTTGACGTTATTGAGGAACAGGTTCTGTTTTGTAAGGAATACGGCAAGTCGCGTATGTTCGTGGATGAATGTGCCATCGGCAAAACTTACTCCGCCCTGTATTTGTCCCGGACACTGAAAAACTGCTTTTATGTCGATTGCAGCCAGTGTAAAAAAGCCAATGAACTGATACGCGTACTTGCCCGCTGTATCGGACTTGATGCCGGAGGTACCATATATGATACCAAGGAAAATATCAAATACGCCCTTAAGGCCATGCCCAAACCTCTTGTCATCATTGATGAAGCCGGAGATCTGAAACATGAGGCATTCATGGTCCTCAAAGAGTTCTGGAATGCCACCGACGGTTGTTGCGGTTGGTATATGATGGGAGCGGACGGGTTACGGACCAAGATTCAGTATGGCAAAGACAGAAGCAAAAAAGAGGGGTATAAGGAGCTGTTCTCGCGCTTTAACAGCAAATACGGTTCGATAGTGCCTACAGGAAAAGAGGATAAGATGGCCTTTTACCGGAAGCTGATCGGCGATGTATTGTCAGTGAACGTATCCGATCCCCAGCTGATCGGCAAGATCATTCGGCAGTGCTTGGCCACAGACAGCAATGGTGATGAAACAGGGCTGCGCCGTGCAGAAAGTCTTTTAATCTTAAACCAGCAGTAAATATGGCCCGGGTATTGACTATACGTAATTTATATGATAAAGTATACAGTTATCTGCCTCTGTCCGGTGAATGGACCGCTATCGGAGCAGAAACGGAGGATTCCGGGCTGTGGCTGATTTACGGGAAAGAAAAGAATGGAAAGACCACCTTTGCTCTTAAACTGGCCAATTATTTGAGTACCATGCGGAAAGTGTTGTACGTAAGTGCGGAAGAGAATACGGATGCCAATATTGCAAGAACCTGTCAGCGGGTCGGTATCTCTGCTGAGAATAAAACGTTGCATATCATCGAATACATCCCCATGGAAGAATTGAAGGAAAAACTCAAAAAGAGGAAATCCGCACAGGTTGTCTTTCTTGATAATACAACGGAATACCGTTCGGAAATGAAAAACAGCGATGTGTCAGCGCTGCTGAAACAGTTTCCCGGTAAACTCTTCATCTTTCTGGCACATGAAAGTGACAAAGACAAAGGTGAGCCGGACATTGCACTGGCCAAGTTCTGTAAAAAGAAAGCCAAACGTGTTTTCCATGTGGTAGGACTTACAGCCCGGGTTCTGGGACGTACAGAAACCGCCGTCATTCCGGTAGATATGGAAAAAGCGGCTTTGTGCCATGGCGATAATCTGGGAATACAACCGGTTGATGACCAATAACAAATACTTAATAATATGAATGCTGATTCTAAGAAACCTAAAAACTTTCACCGCCTGTACCACCTTGTCAAGCAACTGCCCCAATACCGTGAATGGCGTGACGGTTCCGGCAGGCAAGTGAACAATGCCTCAGTGATTATACAGGGCTGGATCTGGCAGGCTACCAGTGAACGTACCTATAAAAAGAGCGAGTTATCCCTTGGGGAATATGACCGTATCTGCATGGAGATCGAAGAGAAATACGGTTTAAGAAAAGCCAGGCACCGGAATTTCACAGGTACCACCAAAGGAGACGACCGCGATGACCGTGCCAGAAAGAGGCTGCTTGCCGCCGTACATGCGAATCTGGCTTTGCGTGGTTATGACCAATCACCCGAATACCTGCAAAACAGGAATGGATATGCAATCGGACAAATCCTGCACCATGCCGGGCGTGTATATGACGATTTCAACAAGATTCCTTATTCCAAACTGCTGAGCATGTATCATTACTATCTGAAAGAAAATAAAATGTTGAACCTAAAATAGTTTTATGATGACTGTAGCATCTGACAGAATCCAGTCCAGGCAGCTTATGATACGCAGTATTCGTAAACGGATAGAGCGTGACACCCATGAATTGAACCTGGTGCACGAGCAACTTTTCACGGAGGGACTTTCACATGAGGAGTTCATCCGGCTGACAGACCGGCGTAATAATTTGCTGGCCGGTATCGGATTGAAAGAAAAAGAACTGGAAGAACTGATTAACAGCCGCAGGCAGAATCAGCTTGAGCGAGTAAATTACAATTATTAACCCTATAAATAATAAAATTATGGATATCAAAGATTTGACACCCAAAGAGCGTGCGGAGCTATTCCGCCAGCTCAGTGAAGAAAAGAAAGCAGAAGAGATCCGCCGTAAGGCGGCCTATGAAAGCATCCGTACCAGATTTCTTCATGATGTGAAAGAACGTCTTATGCGGCACGTTCAAGACTGTAAAGACTTCAAAGACTGGCTTCGTGGCGAGGCGGAGGCCTTTATGACAGTACTGAGCGAATATGGAAAATTGAAACGTGACGAGCAGCTGGGTTTTACAGTCTCAGATGAAGGTTTTAAGGTGCAGATGAAGGGTAGCCGTATTAAAAAGTTCGATGAGCGCGCTGATGTGGCTGAGAAGCGTCTTGTGGATTTTCTTAATGCCTGGATCGAGAAAACGGACGGAGGCGCTAAGAATCCCATGTATAAACTGGCCATGTCGATGATCCAGCGTAATGAGGCCGGTGATTTGGATTACAAGTCCATCTCCCGCCTTTATGAATTGGAAGAGGACTTCAATGATCCGGAATACTCGGAGATCATGTCGCTCTTCCGTGAGAGTAACACGGTTGAGGGGTCGGTCATCTGTTTCTATTTTGAAAAGAGAGACAAATATAACAACTGGAATCGTATTGAACCGTCATTTAACCGTATGTAATGTAATAACTCCCGAGGGATACTGATTTCAATTTATTTCAAATAACATTTTAACAATCAAAATTATGTCAATGCACAATTGGTTTGAAGGAAAAATCCGCTACGAAAAGATTAACGAAGCGGGTATGAACGTGAAAGTAACAGAGCCCTATCTGGTGGATGCCCTCAGTTTCACTGAGGCCGAAGCCCGGCTGATAGAAGAATTGAGCCCATTCATTTCCGGGGAGTTTACCGTTTCGGATATTAAACGGGCTAACTATAAGGAGCTTTTCTTCAGTGACGAAGAGGCGGCCGACCGTTGGTTCAAATGCAAACTGCTCTTTGTTGTCCTGGATGAAAAAAGCGGTGTTGAAAAACGTACACCGGCCAATGTCCTGGTACAGGCTGCCGACCTTCGGGACGCCGTGAAGAAGTTGGATGAAGGCATGAAAGGCACGATGGCCGACTACCAGATTGGAGCCGTGAGCGAAACACCCATTATGGATGTGTACCCATATGAAAACAAGAAAGAAGAATCGGAATCAGGGGAGGATGAAGCGTGATCATAGCGGTAGATTTTGACGGGACGATTGTGCGTAGTAATTATCCTGTTATTCTTGGGGAGCAACCATACGCAGGGGAAGTATTAAGAAAGTTGCATGCACAGGGACATTATATAATTATATGGACCTGCCGTTGTGGTGATCAGCTACTAAAAGCTATCAACTGGTTGTTGGAACATCAGATACCTTTCGACCGTATCAATGACCATAATCCTGAGAATGTGGCTAAATACGGAGAAGGGGGAAACAAAGTGTACGCACATTGCTATATTGATGATAAAAACCTGTTTGGCTTTCCCGGTTGGCCGGCGTGTATGGCCGAAATTGAACGAATGGAGGCCGAATATCAATCCTCTATACCCCGATAGCCATGCAACGTCCACCGGTTAAATATATCGTCCAGATCGGTGACCGCTATCTTTCGGAACTGATCTACTACTGGCTTTATTATGATAAACCCTGTTCCTTACTCTATCAGAGTCCTCAGACGGAGGGGGTAACAGCCGTTAAGCTGGTTGTAGATTCGGACCGGGCGGCAGAGTTCCTGTTCAGAGTAAAAGAGAAAACAGGATGCAAATTGTATAAAGTGGAATAATGATTCATAAAACAAGCAGCCAAAGCATTACAGATTATTCAACCGGTCCGTTCCCGCCAAGCGAGGAAGGACTATATAAACCACTTCCGTCAGGAGAAACCTCTGGAGGGTGTCTTCTTCACAGATTTTATCCGGGAAGTTCTTGAAAAGCGCTCCAGACGTAAGTCTGAACACTACGCCGCTGTCTATGATGCGATAATTAAGCATATTGACCGGTTCTCGGAGAAGTATGATTGTGACATATATACCAACTCTATCACTGAAGAGTTTCTGGAGGACTTTATCTCTTATCTGGAGAACCGGGGATTGAGGCATAATACTATCTTGGGGTATATACAAAAGATCCAGTCCCTTGTCAGGCGTGCCGGTCAATATAATTATGCAGTTGATACGACTTACGATGAAGTAGAAATCCGGGAAGAACCTGCGTTTGCGGTATTCTTAAGCATGAATGAAATATCCCGCATCTACTACTATAAATTTGAAAATCAGGATAGGCGCAAGGCACGGGAACGTATACGGGATCTTTTCGTAATAGGATGTCTGACAGCCCTTCGCTATTCTGATTATTCGACCTTGACAAATCAAAATTTAGTAAATGGATACATCGTAAAAAGAACAAAGAAGACGAACGTGGACGTGAAGATTCCGGCCCATGACTTCGTAAAAGAGATTTTTGAAAAGTATGAAGGAGATATCCCTTGTCACCTCTGCATTCAGCATTTCAATAAATATTTGAAGCGGGTGATGCGTGAGATCGGATTGAATGATAAAGTTACCTATTCGTTCACCAAAGCAGGAAAATTGCATACGGTTACGAAAGAAAAATGGGAATTGATCAGCAGTCATACGGCCCGCCGGTCCGCTGCAACCAATATGTATCTGACAGGACGGATGAAAACACTTGAAATCATGCGTTTGACCGGGCATCGGTCGGAGCAGAACTTTTTTCGATACATCCGTCTTACACATGATGATACGGCACGATCTATCAGTGGGGATATGTTTTTCAGGAAATAATAACCGGTCCATTGGGCGTCCATGTCCAATGGCATAATCCTAACAACGAATGAATTCACGGGAATTTTTTGACGCTGTAGTGAAATTACGGGAACTACAGAAATCTTATTTCAAGGTTCGTACATCCACAGCTTTGACAGCCTGCAAAAGACAAGAAAAGATGATAGATGAAGAAATAGTACGAGTCAAGGGGAAAGTGGAAAAAGATGGGCAATTAAGGTTGCTCAAGTAGTAACTCTAAAAATAATAATGTAAATGAATAAACTAAAACTAATACTATCAGCAGCGATGTGCGCAGTAGCACAAAATTACGATCTGTATGCAATGAAGCGTAAAAAAGGAATGAGCTTTAATCCTAACTATAAAGTTAAATCCTCAGTCAAAGAATTACGGGAGTTCACCATAAGAGGAAAGGTAGTTATGGCATACTCAAAGAAAGACGCTATCAAACGATTGAAACATAAGAAATCCAAATAGAAAGGAACAAGAATATGGCAAAGATTTATGTAGCAAGTAGTTGGAGAAATCAACATCAACCCCAAGTGGTTAGTTTTCTTCGTGAACAAGGACATGAGGTTTATGACTTTAGACATCCTGCCGGGAAAACGGGATTCCAGTGGTCGCAGATTGATGAAGATTGGGAGAATTGGAGTACAGATCAATATAGGGCAGCACTTGAACACCCCATTGCACAAGCTGGTTTCAAATCGGATTTTGATGCTATGCAATGGGCAGATGTTTGTGTTCTTGTATTGCCTTGTGGACGCTCTGCACATTCGGAGGCAGGATGGATGAAAGGTGCAGGGAAAAAAGTAATAGTCTATCAAATTTGGGAAGAAGAGCCGGAACTGATGTATAAATTGTTCGATGGTGTGTGCTCAATGGGAGTAGGATTACAGATGTTTTTAGCAGAATTTGACAAGGAGAAAAATAACGTATAACAAATAAAAAATGAGCAAAAAGATAATAGTTGAACTTACAACGTTCTGCGGAAGGTGTATAGAAGCCATTCATTATTATGTATCAGTTGAATACTACGATAGCTGCGATGACTTCCGTAGGGATAAATTAAAAAGACCCATCACGCAAAAGGAGATAGATTCTAACGGTGATAGGTTTTATTCATACGAAGCAGGAGAACCAACCGAGTGTTTCAATTCTTGGAAAGATGCACTTCAAGCAGCACAAGAATACATTGCATCTAATGACTTGGAGGGCGATATTTACGTTTATGGAGTTCCCAATAAAGGGGCATTGACATTAGAACAAGCCATTGCCCCGGAATTAGATACAAGGAAAAGGTGCTCAAAGTGTGGCAAAGTGTTTGGAGACAGAGAAGGGTTTTACAACTTTCCTGAAGGGGCACTCTGCGTTCAATGTCATAAAAAATAATATTCAAAACAGTATAGTAATGAACAAAAATATAATCATAAAGAAAGAGAAGCCTATCTGTCAGTTAGATGGGCTTCCGGGAGTAAAAAGACGTAAGGTTGATGCGTATAGTATCAATAATACAAGTGACATTGAATCAACCATCGAACTGGGATATGCGTGTACTTCTGCCGGAGATAATGGAGCTATAAATGTTTGGAAGGATGATGCAGGAATTATTCGCGGTGAATTAATGCGGTACTGTGTAACTGTTGAAAAAAGAACGTTTACCAGCTATGCAGAAGTGGAAAAATGCGTTAGTGATTGGCTTGAAAGGATTAACCCATAACCTTTATTGTAATGAACACAGAAAGAACTTTATATGAAATTGAAGTAGCTCTATCTAAAAGTGATGCTTTCAACTTTGTACGAAATATCATAGCTTTTAATGTAAATGGTATGAGTGATAGTTTAAGTATCTGGCACGAATGCGATATGCTCGTCTTATCAAAGTCCGGTTATCTCACAGAGATTGAAATTAAGCGTAGTTGGGCTGATTTTCTTGCTGATTTCAAGAAAAGGCATACTCACGAAGGAAGAGGCATTATCAAGTATTTCTATTACTGTGTTCCAGAATGCTTGCTTAAACAAGTTTACGATAAACTGGATGAACTAAAGGCTGACTATACAGGGATAATAACATACGATGAAGATTTAAAAATAACACTCCACGGACATCGATGGATTACTCACGATGGAAATTATTCGTATCACTTCACCGAACAACACCCATATCGTAAGTTATTTCTTGAAGAACAGCTACAAGTCGCTCGGTTCGGCGCAATGCGAGCAATTAAATTAAAGGAAAAGTTTATTAATAGCCATTTGGCGTAAAACAAATAAGATATGAATATAGATACAGAGTTTAATGTAGGTGATAGTGTATGCTATCTAAGTGGAGACAATATCTGTCATTCCACTATAAGCAAAATTACTATTGAAATATCCTATACAGATCGCAGTTTTTTTATGGTATACAAACTTTCTGACGGATTAAGTGTGCCGAGAAACAATTATCCACAATGGGATAAAAAACTTTTTAGAGACAAGGATGATCTTATAAGATATTTATCAGAATCATAACTATGAAGAATATGACTAAAAAGCAAACATACGATATAGCTCAGGCAGGCATAATGTTTCCAGATATGTCTCATACCTTTGCGGATTTTTTCTGTGGCTGTGGTGGTTTATCGTTGGGGTTCATTCAAGCCGGACTTAAATGTATCTCTGCTATGGACATTTCCCATGAAGCTATATCCACATATTGGTATAATCTCTGCTATAAAGGTTGGAGCCATTTATATGTTCCAGAAACATCTACTCCAAAGCAAATGAAAAAGTTCACGAAATATATGAGAAATGGTACTACCGGGAATTGGCTTTTCAAAAATGGAGTTCCGGATAATTGGTTGTCCGTATCTGAACCAATGCCATGCTTGAATCTCTTCTTATGGAGTATCTTGGATTTAGAACCTGAAGAATGGATGGATATAATTGGTATTCGTCCTGGAGACATCCGGATATTTGCTGGCGGTCCACCATGTCAAGGCTTTAGTACTGCTAACACTTCCAGAAGCGAATATGACAAAAGAAACCAATTACCCTTGCGTTATATTCACTATGCCAAGGTGTGTAAGCCGGAAGTCGTTTTTATGGAGAATGTGCCGGGTTTGTTATCACTTGGAAAGAAAAAAGGAGAGCAAGAGGGCCCTTTTGTACGTTGGATTCGCGAGGCTTTTGATGAAGCTGGTTATGACATGAATTATCAAGTACATGATGCTGCTGATTATGGAGTTCCGCAAAGGCGTAAAAGGGTAATATTTCTGGCCCATAGAAAAGAAATGAAGCATTGGCAAAACTTCAGTATTGATAAAGAATATGGGAAAGACGGTTTGCCTTGGATTCAAACGATAGAAGCTATAGGAGAATTGCCGCCAATACAAGCCGGAGAGCAATGGGGAATAAAAGGGAAAAACGCTGTCATACATCCATACGGATATAATAGAAAAGATGGTTATGTTATTTGCCCCTCATGTCTGAAATACAACTTGCAAGAACGGAAAACTTGTCACTACTGTAATCACAGTCTAACTAATCCTATAAGAGGAGGGATAGTTCATCTGCCGGGATTAGGTACTCTTATTGATACACAAGTAGATGTTGATAATGCTATGTTGAGAAATTTATTTTTAGGAAAATGATCCAAAACTAATAAGACATGAAGGAGTCATATACAGGCATTGGGATATGTCATTGTTACCAATGTCGAATGGATAAGAAGCATTGCAGTTCTAAAAAAAGAAAGTTTGAGAAACGGGCTATAAATAAGTTCCGTCGGAAACAATTGAAATTAGATGAAATAATAAAATGTAATCGTTTCGGGAAATATTGGGCTTGATTCCAATAAAAAATAAAGAGAAATGAAGTTGAAAGATATAATAAATCAATTGGCTAACCGGATAAACCAACCGTATGTGATTGAAGTTTATCTTCGACAAGTATATGCGAAAGGTTTTGTGGATGGTACTAAGAAATCACCGTGGATAAGCGTGAAAGAACGGTTGCCGGAAGAAGGAGATCCTGTATTAATAAGACTTAAAGACGGTGTTGTTAGGCTTGCATGTTATGATATAGAAGAAGATAGTAATATATATTTCTGGAATGACAATTACTCCTATGAAACAATTAGAGCTTGGGACGTCACTCACTGGATGCCTATTCCTTCTTTCGATGAAATACTGGAAGCCAACAAAGATGTGTTGAAACGGATTAAAGAGAAAGGAGACTGAATATGGATAAAATCAAATGTATAACCTTCGATAAAGCAGCACAAGACGCTTTGCCAGAACACATCAAAGCTAAGATGAAGGCTGACAGAGAAAAAGCTAAACGAGAGGCATACAAGAAGCTATGTTATAACTTCGAGTATAAATTTGACTCCAATATTGCCCATTGTGCAAAGAAGGGAGTATGTGATGAAAAATGTGAATATATGAGAACTTTTAAAGGATAGAATAATGAAAGGAAAAACTAATATCGGAATTGAGCTTTCAAAAACAGAAATGCTTGCCATAGGTACAGAAGTTGAGATTTTAGATAGTTTGAACGGATATGCTGGTGTCGTATACCGATGTAAACTCCCCAAAGGAAAACAAGTTATGATTAATTCTAATAAAGTTGATATTACGGATTATAGCCCTTATATTGATTGGGAACAGAGGCGTTATGAAATAGCGAAAGCCGCTATGCAAGGGATTTTATGCGCTCCTATTGTTGAGGGAATAGATCCTAATCCAACACCTTGGGAACTGGCAAGGATATCAGTAAGAAACGCTGATGCTCTTATTAAAGAATTAAAGAAAGGAGAATAACTATGACAGAGGAACTTGTAACGCTTGAAATAGCAAAGCTTCTAAAAGAAAAAGGTTTTAATGAATACTGCGAGAATGTTATTGATAATAACGGTGTATTGCGCAAAACTTTATACCGAACAATTTAACGTATAACTGTTTAGAAATGAATACGATTCACCACAGAGTACACGGAGGACACAGAGTTTTGATCTCTTGTTGATTAAGATGTTTGAGAGAAAGATATTCTCTGTGTTCTCTGTGGCCTCCGTGGTGAATTAAACTCAAAAACAATTTAGAAATGAATATATCTAAGTTATTGAACAATGCGGAGGATGCCTACATAAACTATCGGTATAGATGTGAAGCTCTTGCCAAGGAAGCGCAAAAGTACATTGATTGGGATAATGGAGTAAGTTGTGAACATTTGCCCGCAGACGGTTTATGTATCTTGGCAACTATTCCCGATGATTGTAATACGAGTGGAATGCCTGAATGTGTTTGCCCAGCAGATTCATTCTTTTCTTCTGTGAAAGCAAAAGAAAAGATTACTCCGGATGAATTTAAAGAAATTAGTATTTAACGTATAACAGTATAAATATGGATATAGAAAAAATTATTTTCAATATTGCCAATTATGGTGCACATACGTGGGTTAGATATTGGGTACAGGAAGAAATATCAGGTTTAACACTGCCTGGGGAGTACATTGCAATAAGGGGTTCTTTTTTAGCTGATAATCTGCTTACGGAAATTTTTGAAGCTGGCTTTGAAATCAAAACGATATGTTCAAAAAAAATAGATGCTGATGCATATTGTGATGTTTTATTGATGCGTAAATTGAAGTAAAACAAAAGTAAGTATGAGTAAAAGTAACTTTCAAATTGAGACTAAAAAACTTTGTAAAATAGAATCTGACCTGCTCAAATTAATATCAGATTCAGAGCCTGAGATACTGAACCGGCAGAACGAACTTCTTCTGGTAGATTATAAAAGAGCGGTCGCATCCGGTTGCTTTCAAGGTACGCTTGAAGAATTTAAAGAATTTCGGGAAGTTGCCTGCTGGGGAGTTACCAGCATGAATCGGGACGATTTTTCAGACTTTTCCCCAATCCCTAATGACTTAGGATGTGGTGTTAACGGCGCTTTAGGTTCTCTGGGTACAAACTCCGGCTCTGCCTTTATTCTTGTTCCCCGGGAGTGCAAGTATTGCAAGGTGCGTTCTTTCCCTACTCTTGAGCAAGCGGAATGTTTTGTTTCAGAGAATCCCCGTATGACTGATATCGAAATCATCACGGAACGTGAATTTGTAAACGCCTGGAATGACCGTTTTTATCTGGTCGACCGGTTCTGAGTGCCCAAACAGCCCTGCATAAAAAGTCAGGGCTGTTTGAGTTTTTGTACTTTTTATAGTGAATATTTATGTGAAAGCCTTTATTTTTGTGGCATGAGTTATAATAAGCGAAATAAACTGGAACGTATTTGCGAGATTCAGCGTATTACGCTGGAACATACCCGTCGTGGCGTTACTCAGAAATGGGTTTACGACCATGTCATTTACCCCCGTTTTCTTATTTCCATTTCGACCTTTTACAACTATCTGGGCGTTCCTGCCCGCAAGGAGCTTAACAAGCTGAAATCCCCGGTGGAGTCCCAACCGTCTTTATTCTGATGTCCCGGCCATACCGATGTGTATCCCGGCTTGCGGGGTAATTTTAATTTTGGCGGCCATTGCCGTAACATCCTTTATGGAGCATTCAAACAGGAGTTTCATTCCACGGGGATAATACTCTTTATTCCTGTAGGCGCTTGTTCGTGTCAGTTTTGAAAAATACTCTCCGGAAAACCCTTGTAATGCACGGTATACTTTTTGTGTGATGCTGTAATGCGCAAACGCCTGTTCCCTGAGTTGCGCGGGTGCCGCCATGCTCGAAGGGGCCCGTACTATGAAAAAGAGCTCTATTTCCAATACCATTTTCCCCACCTGCATCCCTGCCGATGCGTCGGAGTATTCAGCCCGTAGCACGTCTATCAACGCGCACGGGTAATCCACCGGCGGGTTCTCCATCATCATCTGTCCTATGTTCAGATCAATCCATTTGAGCTCCGGCACCTCTTCCCTGAGCCGTTGCATCACTTTCTTTAAAATCTCTTCCATTTGTCTTTATTGTTTAAATACCCGGTCAAGTTCTTTCCTTACCAGGCGGGTTACTTCATTTTCCAGTTCCCTGCTCGCGCCGATAAATGGTCTGGCGGGTAGCTTCACCGGATGTTTGCCGAACACTTTTATGATCCCTCCGTGGTTCTGCACGCCGGCATAAGGCTTGTCCGTGGTTATGGCCACCCATCCCCGCCCGGGCCTGCTGGTGATGCTGCGCATGAGTTCCAGACGTTTGGAAAGCAATACGGGGCGCCTGGTAGCCGTGGGAGAAAAATTCAGTTGCTTTTGTTTGTCCGCTTTCCGGGTCCTTCCGGTTTTGGGATCCCGTTTGAATTTGTAGGATGTCCGCTTTTCGGCCTTGTATTCGAATCCGTACCATTTACTGTCCGGATCCCTTCTCTTGACGTCTTTCCACCGGTGCAGCCCTCCGTTAACAAACCCTCCCTGACGGAAGTTGTCCCGGAAATGGTCCCGGGCTGTTTTTCCGACCATGCGTGGCAGGTCATACTCGATCAGGCGGACCGCTTGTTTAAGCCTTTGGCCGATCATCTCTGTAACATTAGGTGTTTGAGGCATATTCGATCACCGTTTAAATGGTATTTTAACATGAAATGCTTGTGCATTTGTTTTTTAATCGTATCTTTGTATTCAAATCAGGAGGGATTTAAAGAAGACTGTATCGGATTGCACATCCTTTGGCAAGTTCTTTATCTCCCTCTTGTTGCGTGTAAGGACCAAGTAACTTCCGGGGTACCTATTCCCCGACTGCTTCTTTGGGCAACTTTCTACTTTTTCTTGATTTTCTCCACGATGGAATAAAACAACTGCTGCCCGTTTAACAGTTCCCTGATAACGGCATATGATTTCTTTCCCGCAACGGGTATCTCAATGAAATGATAGCCTGCCACCATCGGATTTTCTTTTTCGTCAGGAGCGTATTTAACGTATTTACCGTCCCGAATGAGTTCCCGTATATTTTTCAGCGCCTCGTTCTTTTCCTTGAGGAACTTATGGGGCTGGTTGATAGCCTCCTTTATTCCGGACATGGTAAACCTGACCGGATTGCTGATCCCCGGTGCCTGTACGGTCCGTTCCGCCAGATTCTCCTTGGCCCATTTACGGATATCCGCCCGCTGCTGTTTTATCTCCTGCTTTTCCATGAAGTTCTCCACCGCTTTCCCGGCACCCGGATAAGCATCGGTCCTGTATGGATGCCTGTCACTGAAACAGGCCCTGCTGTATGCGGGGTTTTGCTCCAGCCCTCTTTCCGGTCTTGTTTCCTTATTCGGCTTTCCCCCAGGGCCATGGGTAATGTTTTCGTCCGTATTGGCCGTGCCGCACTGGCATCCCCACAAGCATCCCGGATAGGTGCTTTTCCAGAAGGGATCGGACAAGGCCCTGACCATTCCGTAATAAGGCCTGTGCGCATCCCTTGGTTCCACGGCGGCGGAAGGCAGCCACTTGACATTCGGGTACAGGTCGCTTTCCCGTTCGTATGTCCTGAATTCGGCCGCTGTACGCGCACGTTTGATGACAGTGGTGTATTCCGTTTGCAACCAGTCGGTATTGTAGGCTCCTATTACCGGTTCCGTATCCTGTTTGAAGCGGGCAAAACTCTTGAGACCTCCTTCCTCGTCAGTGAGCAGGTTATGCAGGTCATTCTGTTGGCGGTGTGTCTTAAAAGCGGCAAATACCCCGTTGTTATGTTTCAGTTCCCTGATAAAGTCTTCCTCCGCTTGCAGGTCCCGGACTCCGGAGAATCCCTTATCCACCGCTTGGTCCAGAGCATTGACCGTATGTTTGTATAAATCCGGATCAATATCCTTTTTAACATCGAATCCCCCGTAAATCCGTTTCAGTATGGTATCCTTCAATTCCTCCCCCAACGAGAAAGTCATACCCGCGTTTCCTTTTTCCCTGTTGAGACAGACTCCGCACCGGCATTTATACAGGTTGTATATATCTGCGTACATGCCCCCTTCACGGGGGCTTATGAAAAAAAATCCAATAAATCCCTGATGCGTCTTTTCGGCCGCGGATCATAAAATGCCGGCTGCCCGCCTTCTTCAGTGAGATCCCTGTGTTTTTGTACCGGAACCTGCGTCCCTTCCCCTGCGGGAGATATTTGCGGTGCTATGTACTGCGGTCCTCCCCCCGGTATGGGCATATTGTATTTTTCATACCAGTAAGAGGGCGGGATGACTATTTTTTCTGCCAGTTTCAAATCCATATCCAGCCTTTTCTCCAGGCAGATATGACTTTCGGGCACATAGGTGAACCTTCCTTCCCCCGGGTTAAACCCGTGCGTAGCCAACAATTCCCTGAATTTGGTATTGAGGATTCCCAGCAGGTATCTTTCATCACTTTTATGCACCCCCTCTTCACTTCTTTCATGCACCTCTCCTTTGTATTGTCCCCCTTCCGCTTCCACAGTCATGGTGGATTGCAGGAACAGTTTGGAGAGCTGTTTATCGCAAAACTCCGCCAGCGTCATATAAGCCGTTGTGCTTCCGTTGGAGGTGTTCTGGATAAATTCCAGGGTAAACCCTTCCGGTACAATTGCATAACCTGCACTTCCGGAGGTCTTCATGGCCTGTTCCATGATCAGTTTGGCGTCATTGCTGAACTGTGGATAGGTTCCCTTTCTGAAAGGCATGGCGAAAAGTTCATTAAAAGTGGCCCAGTCACTCACATCCCCCCGCTTAAGCAGCACCCATGGTACGGCTTTGATCAGCAGTCCGAAATCCCCTGGCTTTCCCGCCGTAATAATAAACCTGTCATAGGGAGGCCGGGCAATGTCTATTCCGTCCCTGTCATCCTGTTTTACCAGCAGCATCCCTTTTAAGGGTTTGATATGCCTGCGGTCATACATTTGGTATTTACGGAAAGTACCGTTGTTCAGGTCAAGCCAGGAAGCGGTATACCCCCAGAATCTTGAACAAAGCAAATCCTCGAGCATTTCGTCAAACCACGGTGTGCCGATCAGTGCGCTGACCATCGGGTTCTCTTTCCCTTCCTGGCTGAACACGAGCGGGGTTCCCTTGATATGGTCGATGCGTTTGTTGATGATGGAGGTTAAATGCGAATCCAGCATGATATCGTTAAAGATGTCATACAACAGCGTATAATCAGGTTCCTTTGGATCTTCCGCCTGTTTGATGGCCGTTCTCCAGCGTCCGATGTCGAACCCTTCCCTTCTGGGTGCCTCCAATATGATGACGGGCTCTTCCGGCACCCTTCCTCCCTTTTTTGCGGTCTGCACGGCACCGTTCTTGTTTCTGTTCTTATTCATGGTTAATAATAATTGTTACGTTTGGGGTTACTTCCGAATGTGATCTGTTTATCAGGGGCCGGTTCCAGTTCTGTTCCCGTGATTCTAAAGGGCAGTTCTGTGGGGATATCGTTATCCCGCACCTCTTTTAGCCATCCTATGGCCCGCTTATAAAGCGCCCTTCTGTTCTCCAGGTCCTGGTCCGGAAGTGCGATGCTGCATAGTTCGAAAATAGCTATGTCCACGGCGAAACGTACCAGGATGTCCGGGCGCTGGTTTGCCGTTGTAGCGAAAAGCCTGCCTGTGTCATAACGGTGCAGGTAAGGTTTCATTTCCCCGATAGCATGGCTGATGGCTATCTCCACCAGCGTGTCGTCCGCTTCGGTTATTTCATCTAACTGGTATTCGCGTATTGCGATGCGCAAATCCTTTTTGGTGATAAAACTCATCTTTCCAAAGTTTAAATTAATATCTGTTGCGGCGACGCATGTCCCCGAATTCAATGTCCTCCTCCCGTGTTCCGCTTTCATAACTGACAAATTGTGCCAGGTACTCCAGAGCCTGTTGGTCCGAGTCCGGTCCGTCATCATGACAGCGGTATCCGGGTTCTATCCCCTTGAGTTGTGAAGTGCTTTCCACAAAACCACTGTTGTACCGTTCGTTCTCGTTATAATAGATCCGCCCGTTCTGATAATAGGGGTGCATGGACATCAGACGGTCGAACTTTTTGACCGACGAACGTTTCACCAGCGAGATGTTGAGCCATTTTCCCCGCTCTTTTCTCACCGCCTCTATGGCTTGCCTTACGGGATCGTTCCAGAACTGTTCCTCCACTCTCCAGTGTATCATTACGGATTTGGGCAATGTGCTCTCGTAATCATACATAAATCGGACAGCATCCTCCATCTTGCACTGCCGGCAGAAGCTTTTCATTTTCCAGAAATCGGTCCCATGCAATCCCCATACCGGTATGGAATTATAGTCATTGTTTCCTGAATAGGCCACGTCCCAATGCCCTACCAGTATCTTGAATGAATTTATTCTCGGTGGCGGCGCCCACTGGAAGAGATCGTCGGTGAATACTTTCCCCTGTACATGAGGTTCATGCAGAAACTCGGCATGTGCCGCGATAATTCCCAGTTTTTTCTCAAGCATACGGTAATATTGATTATCATATTTTTGTGGCCACACCGGCGCGTAGGTCTTTTTATCATATGCCTTGACTATATCGACGTGCCAGTCGGGATGCCTTTTTTCCAGTTGGTTCTGAATGGTACGCGGTGCGAAATCATTGTTGGGGTGCAGGTAACGCTGTACCGGCCCGTCCATTGTCGGAATCAGGTCGGCTTCTATCCATTGCACCACTTCGTCCTGCCGTGCAGGATTCTTCACGGTATCCTTATCCTCCAGGTCATCGGCCACCAGCAGGTTGGGACGCAAAGCTCCGATTCTTAGTCCCCGGGGGGAGGTTCCCATACCGATGGCCTTTCCCATGAACCTTCCGTCCGCTGTACGGAAGTTGGCATACTCCCAGCTTCCGTTCTGTTTTAGTTCCCCGAAATCTTTGATCAGCTGCGGGTTTCCTTCAAATTCCGCTTGAATATCGGCCAGTAAGAGTTCCGCTTTATCCTGGTTGTTACCTACAATAACCAGGTATACGGATTCCCCGCGCATCCATAACCATAAGGGAATGATCAGGTCACACCAAACGGATTTTGCCAATCCTCTTCCCCAACGTACCAGCTCCATACACTGCGGATCCCGTGCCACCCTGTTGGCCAGTCTGCTCTGAAAGGGGGCGCACTTGCTGGTGGCATAATGCGGCAGATAACGCTCCACCATAAATTCCACGTCTTTTTGTGCCCTCCTGATGGCTGCCTGTTGCTCTTCTTTGGATTCGAATGGATTCACCCGGGAACCGCTCCTGGCAAATTTGAGTTTCTCCAGATAGCGTTCTCTGGCCTGCTTCTCGCTTTGTGTAAGTGCCATCTGCTATTTGTTGTTAGATATTTGATAGATGTGTTGCTCCTGGAAATCCAGGGTCCGGGTATAGAGTTCCATATCGAAGAGCCTCAAGGAGTCGAAAATATTGTCCATGACCTGTAGATAAATGTCCAGTGGAACCCGCTCGTCTTTCTGTGCTGTGATACGTGCCTTGTTCCACTTGCTCACCGCATCATCTATCCGGGATATCTGTTTACGCAGTTCCCTTATCAATTCCCTGTCCGGTTGTGGAGAGGCCTCTTGTTCCATGATAAGTTCCCGTATCCTTCTGCGGTCCGTTGCCAGGTCTGAGAGTACCTGGTCCCTGTTCTCTTCGCGGCTTCTGACGGATATCTCCCTGGCCTGTCTCTCTTGTTTCCAGGCGTATTTCCTGACCCACTCCCCTACAGTTTTGGGAGTGATGTCCAGCATTTCGGCCACCTGTTTGGCCGTGTAGTTCTTTTCCACATAATAATGATGCGCAATCTTGCGCTTATTGTCATATTCCTTTGCCATACGCATATTACTTTAGGGCAAAGTTTAGTATAAAATATGCGTGTAACTAATTAGTTTCCAAAGCTTGAAGTATTCCTTTTAACCCTAAGCCGATTAGTTGAGAGTTCGATTTTAACGCCGTATCCTTGCATCAGTTTTAACGAATAGATCCCATTTATGGCATTAACATTTGTACTTAGCGACGAAAGTGTCAACAGTTACGGCACCCGTGTACTGACAGAGGGTATCCGGCTGGATAACTTTTTAAAGAATCCCGTCATGCTGTGGAACCACACCCGCGCATGGAGTGACAAACAGGACCAGATCCTGCCCATCGGAAAGTGGGAAAACCTCCGTGTGGAACAGGGTAAGTTACTCGGAGATGCCGTTTTTGATGAAAAAGACGGATTTGCCCAAAGGATAAAAAGCAAGGTGGAGCAGGGCATTATTAATATGTGCAGTGTCAGCATTGATGTGATTACCTCCAGTGACGATACTTCCGTAATCGTACAGGGGCAGCGCCGTCCGACCATAATCGAATGCGAGTTGCGTGAGGTCTCCATTGTGGATATCGGCAGCAACCGGAATGCGGTACGGCTGTTTGACGCCTGCGACGGCAAGGAAATCTGCCTGAGTGATAACAGCGGGGATAACTTCCTGCTTCCATTATTGGAAAACATATATAAAGACAATCATATGGAATTAAAAGAGATGAAAGACTTGCTGGGGCTTCGCGATAAGGAAGACAGTGAGGTGAAAAAGGAGATTCTCCGTTTAAGAGACCTGGACCGTGAAGTGGTAACTCTCCGCAGTGAAAAACAGCAGTTGGAGGAGGACCTGCGGGCCTATCGTGACAAAGAAGCCGCCGAGCGTCAGCGCGCTATCGTGAAACTTGTGGATGACGCTGTGGAAGCATACAAGATCACCGCTTCGGAAAAAGAGGACTATATAGCCCTGGCGGAAAAGGATTATGAGCGTACCAAAAAGATTCTGGATGCCCGTAGCGGCGTACAGCAGCCTTCCGTTTCGCAAACGGACGAAAACAATGTCTGGCAACAGCGTTTCCGCCAAATCGAAGAGTCAAATCAATAATCATATCAAACAAATCAATTATGGCAATTAATATTCAGAGTGCATACAGCGGGGAGGTGCTTGACAAGATACTGGTCAAGGCAACCACAGGTAACCAGCTTGTCTCAAGAGGCCTTATCCGGCTGGAGCCGAATGTGAACGATAAGTTCTACATTCCCCGTATGAAAGCCGGGAAAATGCTCCAGAAACGTAAGGAACAACCGGTTGAGTCGGACAGCAAAGGAGATTTCAACATTGATGAAAAAGTGCTGGAGCCCAAAGAGTTCATGGCATTTACCACTTTCAACCCCCGTTCCTTTGAGCGTATCTGGCGGAAGTGGCAACCTTCAGGCGAACTCGTGTTCAGAGAACTGCCTAAATCCGCCCAGAACGCTTTGTTGGAGGAGATGGCCAATGCGGTAGACTTTGAACTGGGATACCATTTCATCAATGGCGTCCACGGTAACGGTGCGGACCAGTTTTTTGACGGTATTCTCACCCGTATCCTTGCTGACGGTGACGTCATTCGTCCGGACAAGTCCAAACTGGCACCACAAGCGGGTATAATCGACAAGTTACGTCTGGTTTACAAGGCTATTCCCAAAGCCATCCGTTCGGCAAGGGGATTGCGTTTCATTATGAGCGTGGAAGATGCGGACACCTACGATGACGAATTGACCGCACTTCCCAATAAGGGTGCGGACCCCACTTCCACCAATGCCAAACGATTCAAGGGAGTGGCCATCGAAGCCCTGGCCGACTGGCCCGAGGGAGTGATTGTGGCAACTGTGACGGGAATGGACCTTACCACCAACCTCTGGGCGGGTGTCAGCCTTGTCAATGACTTCTCTACCATCAAGATCGACAAGTTGACCAATGCAGGGGAGAAATATTTTTTCAAGATGCTGATGAAAGCCGACACCAACGTGGCTTTTGGTGAGGAAGTGGTGCTCCTGGATACACGCCGGGGGGCTGAACCCTCTTTGAGCGTTTCTCCCAAAACTCTTTCATTTGCATCCGGCGGTGAAACCAAGGCGCTGACAGTTACCGCATCGGGCGAATTTACCGTATCGGAAGCTCCGGAAGGTTTTGCAGTCAGCACTCAGGGAAATACCGTATCCGTTACGGCCCAGCCCAATTCCGGTTCAACAGTTAAGACAGGCAGCCTGGTAATTTCCCTGAAAGACACCCCTTCCAAAACCGTTACCGTGTCACTTAGCCAGGCCAAGCCATGAGCAGGATGAAATATTTGGTTATCCACTGTACAGCCACGCCCGAGGGACGTGAGGTCACAGCCGCCGACATCAAGGCGTGGCACACGAACCCGACCGGGAAGGGCGGGCGTGGCTGGAAACAGGTCGGATATACGGACCTGTTCAAGCTTGACGGGACCGTAGAGCGTTTGGTGCAGAATAACGAGGACGCAAACGTGGACCCTTGGGAAGTGACCAACGGGGCTGCGGGCTATAACGGTGTCAGCCGCCATATAGTCTACGCCGGTGGGGTGTCCCGCGACGGAAAGACCCCTAAAGATACCCGTACTGCGGCACAGCTCAAAGCCATGGAGAAATACGTCAAAGACTTTCACCGCCGTTTTCCCGGGGTGAAGATCATCGGACATAACCGGCTTGCGGCCAAGGCATGTCCCTCGTTCGATGTAGAGGAGTGGTTACAATCAATAGGCATCCGGAATTAGATGAATACGCTTGATATACTCCGGCTTACCGTCGAAATCATTCTGGGTATCGTGGCTGCCGGAGGTCTCAAGAATTGGACGGATACGAAAAAGTACCGTCAGGAAGTCGAAAAATTGCGTGCCGAGGTGGCGGGAACACAGACCAAAACCCGCAGTGACGAGTTGGAAAACGTGAAAACCGCGATGGACATCCTGATGGAACAAGTGGTAGAACCTTTAAAAACAGAGATCAATGCGATCAGAAGGGAAATGGTACGTTTACGTAAAGCCGTGGGAAAGGCTAATGATTGTCCTTTTTCCATTAATTGTCCTGTGCGGGACGAGTTGCAAAAGTCCGAGTGCGTTGAGCATGACCCACTATCGAGACAGCCTGGAAAGCATAAAAAAGTTCGAGAGGACCCTGGCACCCGTCCCGCCAAGTGTGGCGAAGCTGAGGATACCTTCGGCTAAATTAGCGTCATTGCCGCAAGGGGCGGGTTACAGCACTAAAAGCGGACAGGCTACGATAACCGTAACCAAAAGGGCCAATGATTCAATAGACATTACCGGAACGTGTGACTCCCTGGCACGGGAGGTCATTCTGCTACAGGAAGAACTGACACGCAGGGGACAGGAAACGCAGGTAAGGGAACAGAAGTGCCAACCGACCGGTTGGCAGTGGTTCTGGATACGAACAGGACAAATCGCACTTTTGGTTCTATTTATATCCTTTCCGGTACGGATGTTTGTCAAACGGCCCGGATAGCATTTAAAAAGTTTCAATCATGAAGAATAAAGAAGAACCCCAGCCAGTGGCTGAACCCGTAAAACAACCGGAACCGGATTTTTTAGGGCAGTACCGCACCTGTTATCCGCATACCCGGACGTTTTATGTAACGGGAGACAGTCTTGTCTTCCCGGATAATCCAAAGGCCGCCGAAGCACATCAGCAAAGCATCGGGAAAGGCAAGTTACAAACCTATTAATCAATAATAAGATGAGTTTACCCAACGTAAATATAGTTATCGGCAACGGAAACATGGGGCAAATCGCCCTTTCCGATGACGGTATTGCCGGGCTGGTCCTTACCGGAACGCCCGTATCCAAGAAACTTGACCTTAACAAGGTCTATGTCCTCTCCGGTACAACCGATTTTAAAAAACTGGGTATCGAGCAGGATACCAATCCGCTACTGCATAAGGAACTTACGGCATTTTATGCGACTGCCGGGGAAGGTGCGGAATTGCATCTGATTGTGGTAAGCGAAGCTACCACACTGACACAGATGTGTGCCACGGCAGAGGACTCCCCCCTGAAAAAACTGGTCGGTTCCGCGGCCGGACGTATCCGCCTGGTAGGTATTAACCGTAATCCGCCGGCAGAGTATTCTCCCACGGTAGAGAACGGTTTGGATACGGATGTGCAGACAGCCATCCAGGCGGCTCAGAATGTTGCCGAGAGTTTCCTTTCACAATTGGCGCCGTTCCGCCTGTTTTTACCGGCCATCGGTTGGAACGGAGATACCTCTGACCTGTATCAACCCCGCCAGGGCAGTTACAACCGGGTTGCTGTGGTCCTGGCTTCCGATGGAAAATTCGGCAGCAGCAAGCTTTACAGTGCCGCTATCGGACAAGTGCTCGGACGGGCCGCAAAAATATCCGTCCACCAGAATCTGGGACGGGTACGGAGCGGTGCTATTGCCGGGGACGGCTTTCTGACTGATGGAAAGACGCCCCGGGAACATTACGGGCACTGGCCGCAACTGGATGATGCCGGTTACATTTTCTATCGCAGCTTTGTTGGGAAAAACGGTTACTACCTGAATGGTGATGCCATGGCCACAGCCGTATCGGATGATTATTGCTTCCTCTCTTCCGGCCGTGTCATTGACAAAGCGATGGTGATTGCGTATCAAACCTATATTGATGACATTCTGGACAATATTCAGGTGGATGCAAAGGACGGTACCATTTCCACTCCCGTTTGCAAAGGGTACGAGGCCAATATCATCCGTGCGGTAAATACGGGCATGGCCGGAGAGATCAGTTCTTTCTCGGCTTACATCAATCCCAAACAAAACGTCCTGGCTAACGGAAGAATGGATATTACCTGTACAATTGTTCCACTTGCCACACTCCGGGAAATAACAGTCAATTTATCACTTAAAAATCCAGCTTAACATTATGGAAGTGAATTTTAATTCAAATGAATACGTCTGGGCGGATATCATCGTTGTGCTGCTCGGACGCGAAGTCACCGGCCTTCGGGGAGTTGAGTACAAGGTAAAGTCCCAGATGGAGGCGCTGTTTGCTTCCGGACGGAAAGCCCGGGGCATACAAAGAGGGAAAAAGGAGTACGAGGGAACAATTACCCTGTTACAAAGCGAACTTATCGCCCTGGACCGGGCGGCACAGGAGAAAGGTTACGAAGATATCTCGGATATCAGTTTTGACGTCATTGTTTCATATGTGCCCGCCAGCGGTGTGGTCACTACCGACAAGATTATCGGTGTTTCCTTTACGGAGATCCCCCGCGGTATGAAAGAGGGAGATTTGAAGATGGAAGTAGCCTTGCCCTTTATCGCTCTGGACGTGGTATCCAACGTTTTATAACATAAGAATATAAACCCAGGGTGCGTTCCCGGATTCCGGGTTGCGTTCCCGACAATTGAATGAAAAGAACATGGAAACGAAAGAAGAAAAGACAATCGAGCAGAAAATTGCAGAGTGGAAAGAGGCGTATGGTGACGTATACCGTGTGGAAGTGGACGGTCATGTGGCCTACTTGAAGAAACCCACGCGTAAGGCGCTGGGGGCCGCGGCCGTTATCGGCAAGACAGACCCGATGAAATACAACGAGGTTCTTTTGAATAACTGCTGGATAGAGGGAGATGAAGTGATCAAGAAAGATGATGCCTTGTTCCTGGGAGTCTCTGCCCAGCTCGCCGAAATTATCGAGGTGAAGGAGGCTACGCTAAAAAAGCTCTGACGGGTACACAGATACAGGATAAGGGCAGCTGGCTGTTTATGGCGGACACCCTTATCCGCTCTGTGCTGCATATGGATCCCGACAAGCTGTCGGACCAGGAATGGGCGCATCAGGTACGGATGTCGGAATGGGCATTGGCTGTCATGCAGGCAGGCAAGATCGGCTGATATCGATATGGTCATAAGAAAGTAACAACCAAGCAAGAATAAGAACCCGTATGGGCAATACAATTGAATACATATTTAGTCTTCAGGATAAAATTTCCTCCAAAATAGGTAATATCACCGTCACTTCCGACAGGATGCTGGGACGGTTTGCCGATTTGGAGAGAAAGAGCCTGTCGGTAAATAAGACATTCAATGAAACGGGACGTACCCTGGGGGCCTTACGGGAAAAGATCGCTTTGTTACAGGCCGAAAGGGAGTGGATCCCTTCCGGCGAGGTTAATTCCCTGAAAGCGTATAACCGGGAGATCAGGACCCTGAACCGGGAAATAACCAGACTGGAGTCCCTGGAAGGAAGCAAGTTCAGCAAATGGAGCAAGGAAGCCTTTTCCGCAATACCGGGGAGCAGCCTTATCAGTAATCCGTTGGTAGCGGGTGCGGCAGCAATCGGGTTCGCGGGAAAGTCCGCCCTCTCTTTCGATGAAGGAATGGCTAAAGTAAACATTACCGCACAGCTGGAAGGGGAATCATTGGACAGGCTCAAGGATAAGCTCAAACAAGTGGCCAGGGAAAACAAAACGGATATCCTGGTTGCTCCAGTGGGATTCGAAAAGATCAATTCCCAGGTGAACGACGTGGATCTCTCCCTGTCCATACTCGATGCTTCATTGAAAGGGAGCAAAGCCGGGTTTACGGATTTGGATACGGTTTCGGGAGCATTGGCACAGACCCTGTCCATCGTCGGTAAGGAGAACACCACGGCCATGGAGGTATTGGATACGTTCTTTGCCGCCAAACGTGTCGGGGCCGGAGAATTTGTGGATTTTGCCCGTTACATGCCCAACCTGATAGCCGGTGCCAGCAACCTGGGGATCAGCTTCAAGCAGGTAGCCGGAACTTTTGCCTACATGACCGGTAAAGGGCAGTCGGCAGAACGTGCCTCCGTCCTGATGGAGAATGCCTTTTCCGTGCTGGGGCGTGCGGATGTACGCGGAAAGATGGAAAAAGCCGGAATCAAGGTTTTCGACCAGGCTGGGAAGATCCGCAGCGTAGTGGATATCTTTTCCGACTTGCAGAGGGTCATGGGGGCATTAAACGATGAACAGAAGTCCTCCCTGTTGGAAAAACTCGGACTGGTGGATAAGGAGGCAAAGAATGCGTTTGCCATTATGACCTCTGACATTACCAAGTTGCGGGAATCCATGACCGATGTCGTGGGCTCTGCCGGGGAGACCCAAAAGGCTCTGGGATTCTCTGCAAACGCCGTACAGAAAGCCACACAGGTATGGGACCAGTTTAAGAATATCGGTACGGATATAGGGGGCTTCATACTTCCCCTGATAAGTGCGGGGCTGGATGTGGTCAGCATCGTGTTAAGCGGGGTGGCGGCCGTCATAGATACGGTCAGCCGGTTATTTGCATGGTGGTTTGTCCGGCTTCAACAGGGTAACCCGTTGGTTTGGGGGCTCACTGCTGCCATAGGGGCCTTATCCGCAGCCCTTCTCCTGAATTATGCCCGTACCAATTCCGTATTGTTGCTGACCAAGGCCAAAGTTGTCTGGGACGGGATCCAGGCAGGGGCCACATGGCTCCTTACCGGAGCGCAATGGGCGTTGAACGGGGCTTTCCTGGCTTGTCCGCTTACTTGGATCGTATTGGCCATTGGTGCACTTGTGGCCGTTGTCGTGGCCCTCTGGAATCGCTTTGAGGGATTCCGTAAAGTCGTCCTCGGGCTTTGGGAGGTTATCAAGGAGTTTGGACGCGCCCTGATAGATGCGGTGGTACATCCTTTCAAACAGGTACTTTCAGGGATAGGGAATGTGTGTTCGGCATTGGTTTCTCTTGTAAAAGGAAACTTCAGTGAGGCTGCTGACGCGGCCAAACAGGGGTTTAAGGATATCGCCTCGGGAACGGTAAAACTGAACCCGTTGGCTGTGGGGTTTACAGTGGCAAAAGACGGGCAATGGGAGAAAGCCTGGCAGAAGGGGCAGAGTAAAGGGGCGGAAAGCTGGAAAGCTTCTCAAATCGGAAAACAACAGGCTTCACCCGCAGACGAACTGTTTCCACAGTTACCCGGAAATGATGCCATGAACGTGGATTATGACGCCCTGATGAAGAAGTTACAGAAAGCTACAAAGGGAGCGAAAGTCAAAAAGGTCCTGAAGCTGGGTGATGGAAGTCCCGGTCAAAATTATAACGAATCGGCAACCTATACTGCGGCAACCCGTAAAATAGTTTCCGTAAAACTAAATCCGGCCTTGTCCGTACCGGAGCTTCCATCCGGCAATAAGCCGGATACAAAATTGTCCGGAGTACCGGCTGTAGTGGCTGATGCCACTAAAAAAACAGAGGGTGCCCAGGAATATCCGGCCGATAACCGGGACTTTCTCAAGGATATCATGCTTAACGTGCGCAGGATAGCCGCAACCGCCGCATTGCCATTGGCTTTAAGCCTGACACCGGGACAGATGACGGCTGCCGCACAGGCGGATTCATCCCCGGACCGGACAGTCACCGGTGAATCCTCCGGAACAGTTATTCCGGCGAAAGGGCAAATGTCACCCATGCCTGCATTTACTCTTGCCCGCCCTCTGCGGCCCGCTGTCGAAATTCCCCGGGTTTCCATACCGCAAACGGTATCCGTACCGGCACCTTCCACCGAAATCTATAAGATAGAATCGGACCGTCTGGTAAAAGAAAGGACAAGGGAGGTTGACAGGGAAACCATACGTGAAACGGGAAAGCAGGTACGGGTGGAAAGGATTTGTGATCAGGTTGTGATCCACATACAGCAAATGGACGATATGGGAAAGGATACGGTCCGCAGGGAAATGATCAGTTTGTTGAATGAAATTTATAACGTATAACCATGGGAGTTTTTAATATCAAAGACGCGCTGCTGGATGTGATCGGGTATAAGGGGCTGCCTTATCCGGGCCTCTGGTTACCCGGAATAAAGAGAGACGGGGAAACCGGACGGGAGTTTGAGTGTACGCAGGAGGAGAACCGTTTAAAAACACATTCCGCCTTGGGATCTGTCCTGCGTAAAAGGGATGCACAGGGACGGTACTACTTTTTGCCGGTGGTTTTACAGCATAAGGGAAAGGAGTATGAGATACCTAATGCCTTTATCTCCTTTACCGGAAAGAAAACCATTGTGGAAACCCCGATGGTCGGACGCAGGGGATCGGTTAAGGAACTGATCAATCTGGACGATTACGAGATAAGTATTCAGGGAGCCGCGGTGGCCGGAGATTTTCCGGAAGAGATCCTCTCTGAAATCAATGAACTTTATAATATCAATGAAGCGGTAACGCTTAAATGCGCACTTACGGACATCTTTCTGGAGGAGGATGACAGGGTGGTCATTAAAAGCATCGAGCTTTCCGATATGAGGGGAACCGAAACCTATCAGACTATAAAAATGGAGTTGGTTACGGACCGGAATTTCGAATTAATAATTGAATAACCATGCTTGTACTTTGCTCTGAAATCAAAATCGGCGGTGTATCCTTCAAATCCGTGCACGAGGTGAGGATCAAAAGAAGCATCTATAACCTTGCCGCCACAGCCGTTATCAAACTGCCCGTTACCGCCGTACTTAAACATACGGGAGAGCCGCCGGCACACATAGAGACCGCCACGGCTATCAAAGTCGGTCAGAGGGTGGAAATTCGTTTAGGGTATGACGGGCGTTTCAATACCGAGTTTACCGGATATGTCAAACGGCTCAACTACAAGGTCCCACTTGAGATCGAGTGCGAGGATGAATATTACCTCACACGCTGGAAAAACTGTCTGTTTTCTCAAAAGGAAACGACATTAAAACAGTGTTTGAATACCATTTTACCGGATATAAAAATTGCGTATTGTGCAGACCTGACCCTGAAGAATTTCGTAATAAACAATAAGCCGGGAAGCTGGGTTCTGGGACTTCTTAAGAAAGAGTACGGGCTGACCGTCTTTTTCGATCTGCAAGGCGCTTTATACGTGGGCAAGGCATATGACGTACAGGCGGAGACCGTAAAGTACCGCCTTCGTTACAACGTGATCAGGGACGACGACCTGAAGTATCAGTTTGCCCAGGATGTGAAGCTGAAGGTCAAGGCCGTTTGCTATTACAAGGACGGAACCAGGATAGAGGGAGAAATCGGACAGGAAGGGGGCGAGACAAAAACACTCTATTTCTATGACGTAAAGGATGCGGGGGAATTGAAGAGTCTGGCAGGGCAGGAACTCAAGCGCCACTCTTTTGACGGATACCGGGGTAAGATCGAGACTTTCCTGTTCCCGTACGCGCTGCCGGGAATGGTGGCCGCCCTGGATGATCCCATATATCAGGAGAGGAGCGGTAACTATTATATCGAAAGTACGGAAACGACATTCGGCACCGGTGGTGCACGCAGGAGTGTTGAAATTGGTATTAAAGTATGAGCAGGGACATAGAAGAGATCCGGCGTAAGATTTACGCCCAGCAAGGCAATGACTTTGTCTTTCCCGCTATAGTCAGAAAGGTGGACGAAGCGGAATTTACCTGCCAGGTGGAGCGGGAAGGTCCGGTGGACTATTTCGATGTACGGCTCCGGGCACTGGCCAATCCGGATCTGAAGGGATTCGCGTTTATCCCCAAAGTGGGAAGTATGGTACTTGTATGTCGCATCGGGGAGAGTAACGAACTGTTTGTTTGCCAATATACGGAAATTGACAAGGTGTTCCTTACCACAGGGGATGTCTCCCTGACAGTGGATAAAGAGACAATTCAATTGTCCAAGGCGGATAAAGTTGCCGCCACTATTGATGCCGGGAGCCTGACCCTTCGGGTCGAACAGGCAACCGTCAGGGTTACGACAAACGGGGTTACGCTTTCCAGGGGGAATTCAGGTTTGAAAAAGACCCTGGATGATCTGATTACCGCCATCCGGGAACTGACCGTAACAACCGGAGTAGGTCCGAGCGGACCGCCTGTAAACATGGCGGACTTTGTGAAGATACAACAGGATTTGAATAATTATTTGGAGGAATAGATATGCCATTGGTGAAAGCAACGATTAAAGCCGGTATCAAATCGGCATTTACCCAGGTTATGGAACAACAGGAAAACCGCGAGGAGGCATTGGACAAGGTAGCGGAAAAAATAGCTGATACGCTTGTCGAGGCGATTAAAGGGATGCAGATTACATACACTTCCGGATTGGTGGCCCCGCCTATGGGCGGCCCGGTCACAGGAACCTTTCAATGTGTGATATCATGATAGATATACAGCAGACAGGCACCGGGGATATCGACCTTTCAACAGGGGATTTGCTCTATGGGGAAAGTACGGGGCAGCATCAGAGAGATATTCTACTTTCGGGAAAGGGACATTACAAAGAGTTTCCCGAGTTGGGAGTCGGTGTATTGGATTTTATTAATGACAACGAACCCGAAAACTTTTACCGTGCCGTCCGTAAGGAATTTACAAGGGACGGGATGAAAGTGACAAAGGTGAGTATGGATGAAACACTTGCAAGGTATGAAGAAAGTGACGATAAAGCCTAACCAGACCATTTTCGACATAGCTTCCCAGGAATACGGCACCTGTGAGGCGGTCGGGATAATCCTGAAGGAGAACGGGACGCTGGCCAATGATCCGGCAGCCAAGGTTGCAGCGGGAATAGACGCCGTTAACGACAAGGGATTTTATTTCGATCTTCCTCTGGAGACAGGAGCCGTGATACAAATCGACACCGACAGCAGGCTGGTCAGAAAAAGCATTATACGAGAGATAGATAAAGAAGTAACAACATTTAATCTTTAAATTATGGCACGTTCAATCAGTGAAATACAAAACGGTATGATAACTGCCGCCCAGAAGAATCTGAGCATGCAGCTTTCGGTATCCAAAGTGGCCGAGTGGCGGACATGGACTTATATCTTTGCAGCAGCCATTCATGTATTTGAAATTATCCTGGATACTTTCAAAGTTGAAATAGACACCATCACCAACAAGATCACACCCGGGACGGTGAGGTGGTATGCGGAAATGTGCTACCGCTTTCAGAACGGGTATGAACTCAAGTTCGACGACAGCAGGGCCATGCTCTACTATGACAAGATTGACCCCCAGGCACAAATCATCAAGGTAGTGGCCATCAGGGAGGAGAAAAACAGCCTGGTGATCAAAGCGGCCAAGCAGGACCATTCCGGTAAAATTGTTCCCCTATCCCTGGAAGAGCGGTATAACTTCGCTGCATATATAGATGCGGTCAAATTTGCCGGTGTGGACACCACTATCGTTTCCACAAGCCAGGACAGGATACGTTACAATCTGGAGGTGTACTTTGAGACTTCCATACCCAACACCCTGGTACGTGAGAATGTAAAGAAGGCTCTGGATAAATTTAAGGCTTCTCTGGGATTCGACTCAATGATTTATAAACAAAGGTTTATAGATGCCGTCATGGATGCTTCCGGAGTGGTAACCTGTAATCTGGTCTCCTTGGAGAGGAAAGGCGTAACCGATGATGATTTTAAAGCGGTGGATGTATTCTCCGTACTTGAATCCGGATATTTTGAATATGCCGACGATTGTGTGCTGACACTTAAATCTGTAAAGGAGCTGGAATCATGAATCTGAAAATAAACTATCCCAATTTTGTCCGGCAGCTGCTTCCGCCTTATAAAAGGCAGCCTTCCCGCCTGGCATTATTAAAGGGCTTTATCGAACCGCTTCAGGTGCTGTTTGAAGAGTTCAACGTCTGGCGTGATAACTCGCGTATGATGATTAATGTAAATTCACAGGTGAAAGTTCTGGAGGAGTATCTTCGTAAAAAATATAATGAGCCTGTCAGGATCAAGATCGTGACCTATAACAACATGCTTCTTTTGGTCGGCCTGTTGAGTGAAGGACGTGCGATGTGGCCTGAATTCGGCTTGATTGGAGAAAACAGTTTCCAGTCCGTTCCGCTTGAAAACGAGGTCCGGGACAAGTTTGACGGTGCCGATTTTGTTGTATACATCCCTCTTGAAGTGGACAAAGTATTGATTGAGGCGGAAATAGAAAAATATAAACAGGTATTAACCACTTATAAAATTATTCAGAAATGAAAAGACATGTACAGAAAACAGGGGTACGGCAATGGGCCGGTGAAGATCTTCTGGAGTTGCAAAGCGAACCGTTAAAAGCTATCGATGACTTCTTTAGCGAGTATGGGAACTGTGTCATAAAAGGGATGGACGTTAAGCCGGCCCTAAATGGCAGTTATGACATTACGGAGGGACTGGTGGCGCTCTCCGGGGTGGATGCCGACAGTAAGCCGGCGTTCAAAGTGGTACGCTTTGCAGGCATTGAAAGCACCACGCTTCCCATTTATCTGACTTTGGCCCACCATGTTTTAGAACGTCCTTACTCGGATGGACAGGTTAAACCGGTCGCTTACAATTATTATGCGGCGGTTTCAAACATAAAGCCTGAAAGCGGGGATTATCTGGAAGTAGCGGCGGAAAACATTCCACGCTTTGTGGATGTGATACAGGATGCGAAACACCGTTTTTTCACAGACACCGAACGGACAAAACTCAATGGGATTGCAGAAGGAGCAAACAAATATGTGCATCCACAGGAACATCCGGCTTCGATGATTAAATTTACCGATGGGAAAACGTTTCAGCAGAAACTGGATGAAGGCTCACTCAAGGGACCGCAAGGAGCAACCGGTGCTACGGGAGCACAAGGACCTAAAGGAGATCCCGGAATACAAGGGCCTAAAGGGGAACAGGGACTGACGGGTCCGCAGGGAGCGACCGGTGCCACCGGGGCGCAAGGTCCTAAAGGAGATCCCGGCGCACGCGGACCACAAGGAGAGCGGGGACTGACAGGTCCGCAGGGTCCACAGGGAGCAACCGGTGCTACAGGGGCTCAGGGTCCCAAAGGTGACACTGGTGCACGAGGTCCACAAGGAGAGCGGGGATTGACAGGTCCGCAGGGTCCACAGGGAGCAACCGGTGCTACAGGAGCTCAGGGTCCCAAAGGAGACACCGGCGCAAGAGGTCCACAGGGAGAACGGGGACCTGTCGGACCACAGGGGCCACAGGGAGTACAAGGTCCACAAGGACCGCAGGGACCGGGGATTGTTATTCCAAGAAGTGTTAACCATAAAAAAGTTATTTTTGATGGGCAAAAGCCGCGGTATTTGATGGTCACTGTAAAAGCAACTGTTTCTTCCTCCGAATGTAAAATCTTAAGTGGCGTTGTACAATATACAAGTAATATGACTTATGTACTGGATAAAAATTATTCGGTCTTGGTCTCCTCAGATGGAAGTGTCACGCTCAGTTGGACACAAAGCATGGGAGACCTGGAATGTGTAGGTATCCTCTAACAAAGGATGTATCGGTGAAAGGAAAAGTAGTCTCCTAATTAAACAAAGGATTTGAATGATAGCGTATCGCCATTCAAATCCTTTCCATTTTATAAAAGAACTACTCGTTTACTTCTGGCATATAGATAATGTTTTTTTGTACCAATCGTTTTGAAAAAACGCCCGATTTGATTTGCCGATTATAAAAAAACTCTAAAGAAAAATAGT